TATAGATATTATGGTGAAGCTCTATATAAGGGGTACACTCATGATATTTAGAGTACCCATAATATTTTTCTATTTTAGGATAGATTTTATTAATGATATTTTGAACAGAATCTTTATTCATTTAAAATGGTAAATCATCTTCCTCTCCTTCTTCAGAAATAAAAATTCCAGGGTTTTCTAGAATTTCTTCTTGTAGTTGGTTAAGTAATTCTTGCTCTAATTCCCACTGATCTGCTAATACTTCTATATCTATAAACATAACTTTTATTTTTTATTATTAAATACTTTCATTTGCCCATTCATTATCTAATTCAGCTGAACATTCAACCTCAATTTCTTTTAGGGTAATATCTTTGTAATTAATTTTACCTACTGCTTTCTTACCTAACATATCAAATGTATACAGTGTGACACAGGTAGGACCCCATTTAGTAACATTCATACCACTATATTCAGAATGAATAGAGTCACCTTTTGCACTGGTTTCAAATATTTTTGGGTTCATTCCATATTCACCATCTTCCCCTTTACAATAAGTAGTAATACCTTTAACTGTAAATTTAACATTACCTTCTTTTAATACTTCTTTGATTTTTTTATACATAACTTTTATTTAATTAATACTTGGGTTCTCACCCGTTTTACCCTGTAAATATACGAACCCTCTCCCGCTTCTCCAAATATTTTCGCATAGAAAGAAAAAAGGCGCCAATTAAGGCGCCTTTCTCTACTATATAGATTAAGCTTATTTCTTATTAATAAAAAATTGAGCTAAAATAACTAGTGCTACTAAACCAACAAATCCACCCTCACCAAAGCTTGAGATTAAACCTGTTAAGTTACCAACTACATCCATTCCGAATATAGTTTGACCAGTTAAAACATTCCATAGGATCGCTACTGGAAGAACTGCCATCATAATTGATAACAAACCTCCAAAAAATCCAGTTACATACTTAATTACATTTTCCATTTTAATTTAATTTAAGTTAAACAATAATTAAAACTTCAAACCAAACCCTAACTGTAAGTTAGTAGTTTTAGCTTGTGTGTCGTACACAACTTTTGGATCTAGGAACATTCCACCTTTATGAAAGGCAAACATTCTACCAACTCCTAATTTCATACCATCTGTGTCTAATCCGTCTGTAGCTACATATGCAAAATATCCTTTATAAAAATATCTTGCATGTAAATCCAAACTTAAATCCTCAGAAGAATCTGCTTGAGAAACATTTGCCCCTATCATAAGGTCATCTGTTATAGCATATCCCACTGTTGGGCTTAAAGACCATTCAGTCCATGATACATCTGCAATGTTACCAGTACCAACGTACCAATCACCTTTTGCGTTTTGCACTTCTTGTGCGTTAGCCCCAACTGCAATAAACAGTCCTAAAGCTAGTGTTAAAATCATTTTTTTCATTTTTTTGATTTTGGTTAATAAATAATTTAATTTGAAAACGTAGTGGCCAGCTACTTTGGATAACTTATCGTGACCATTCCTACATTTTTCAAATGTCGAACCGGGACGATAATAAAATTGACCAGTATATCCAACCTAAAGTAAATAAGATTGAATATTTTTTAATAACGAATGACTAAATCATCATCATTATTATTTTTTCCTTTTAGTTTATCTAACTTTTCGTTTAAAGCTATTAAACCTTTAGGACCTCTTTTGCGGTTTTTAGAGGTATTTTCTATTTGTTTTTCTATTTCATTAATTTCCTTTGTATAACCCTCAGGAAAAGCCGACGGTTCTTCATTGGAAATTTCATTTGCGTGGTTATAAATATTTGAAGACTCATTAAAATTGGATTCTTCAGGTAACATATCATCAGCATTAAACTGATTATTGAAATCTTGTATCTCTTCTTCAGTCCAATAATCGTCATCTTCTTCAATTATTACCTTTTCCCCATAAAGGTTTTTTTTTGTTTTTGGACGTATTTTTTCAAAGGCATAATTAGCAGCTATTACTAAAGCAATTGCTAATGGGTCAAATACAAATATTATTGTTAATAATAACCAATTAATAATTTTATCCATAGGAGTTCCTGTTAATCCTGATAGATATTTTAATGGACCTAACTCACTAGACACAGCATCACTTGTTTTTACTTCAACTATTTCAGTTTCATAATTAAATAATTTCTGATTTAAATCATCTACTTTAGAATTAATTACCGTTTGACGTTCAATTGCTTGGTCTAATTGTTTTTCTAATGCTTGACGAGTTGCTCTAGAGGTTGTTGTGATTATTTCACCAGTTTCTTTGTCTTTATACTGTATAGTATTGTTAGATAAACCAGCACGCAAATCAGACACTGCCCCATTAATAGATGTTTTTTCCTCGTTGTATACCGCTAACTGTTCCTTAACATTATCTCGTTTAGTTTCTATTAATGCAATTTGAGCATCAATATTTCCTGCTTTTGCTGCTGTTTCTTGATATGCTGCAGATAAGAATCCATAAATACCCATACTAGTAATTAGTATTAATACTATACAAGCTACAGATAAATAATATTTTAATAATTTAGGTAATCCTTTTCTATATTGATAAAGTAAAGATGCGATTACTAATTTTGCTATTTCTAAAGATGAAGCCATTACAATAACTGCAAATGTGGCTCCTGCAAATAATTTACTAAGGCCACTTATTGAATAAAAAGCAGCAGATGCACTTACTGACAAAGCAGAAAGTGCTATAATGAAAGGGAATATTCTTTCTTTGATTTTTTCAAACATATTTAAAAGTTTTAGCTTCTAAAACCCTTATGCTTATCTATACGATCTAAAATTTTATTTAAATGTTCCATTTTTATTAGACCGGCCATAGATGCATTTTTAAGGGCACTTATTAGCTGTAGTATCATGAACGGTACAATAACTACCTCTGATAGCCAACCTGTTCCTGTAAATCCTTTTTCAATCATTAAAATGACGGTAAGGATTGCCAACCATGCAAATGTGTTTCTTGTTATTCTTAGAGCTTTATAAGTCTTAAATCCCTCTCTCTTTATTCCTGCCCACATTCCAAATATTCCATCTAACCATAATACAGCAACAACAGCTAAGTATTGTTCCATATTATCCATTGATAAGTTTAAAAAATAAGTACATAGATATGTACAAAATGATGTTATTCCCACTACTGTAATTTTAGTTTGCATTCGTTTATAAATTTATCAACATTTCTAGTAATTCTGGTTGTGGGGACATATCAAATTTATCTTTACGAGTGTTTGTGTGTGTCCATAATCCTTTTACTTTACCATAATAAGCATCTGGATTAAACTCAAAGGCTTCAGCCCCTTTTTCTTTAACTAAAGATGGGAGACCTGCTCTAACATCTATATTATCTCTATTAGCAATATATATTATAAGTTTACGTAAAGATTCTATTTGTTCGCTTGAATATTTGTGCCACATTTTATATCCTCTAAATTCTTTATCTAGTTCTATAATTTGAGACTCATCTGCTGTTTGACCAGCATAAGTTTTACCGTTTTTTAAATAACCAAAACTATTAACTTCGATTCCTACAGAATTTACATGCATGGATCTTGAACCATTTTTTCCTAAATGCCAACCAAAGTTTCCTTCAGGAAAAGCTTGAACTACTTCACCATCATATTGATCATCATTTCCCTTAATAGATTGTCCACCTATTACAAATTCAGTAGCTACACACCCTCTATTATCTCTACCCCAATGTTCTATAGTCCTATAAGGATTATTCCACCCTGCGGTGTGGTGTAAAAATAAATATTCTGGTTGTACTGGGCCTTCTTTGTATTCTCCTTTTGGTAAATAAAACTTATTGATAATTAAATCAGACTCATTATACATGGTTTCTGAATTATCTGTACTTATAATACCCATCACTTCAAGAGTAATAGGACCTACTACCCCATCAACTACTAAATTATTTTCTTTTTGGAAGTTTTTAACTGATTTTTCTGTTCCTTTTCCAAAAATACCATCAGCTTTAATCCCTAAAAATTTTTGCAAATCTTTAACATCCCTTCCTTTTGAACCTAATCTTAATACCATCTTATTTTGTTTCGGTTTTTTTAAAAATTTTAGTAGCTCCATCTATACCAAAACTTCCTAAAGTCATAATTAAAAAAGAATTAAAAATAGTATCACTAATAATTAGCTCTTTCCCCCATACGCCTGTTATGATATCTACAATTGCAAATACTGTCATTACGGCAAATGAAGAAAAACCTACAATTGTTTTTTCATTGTAAGTATTGTCATCTTTAAATATTTTTGTAAAAGACATAATCTTATTTTTTAATTTTTGTACCATTTTGCAACATTTTAGGGAAACTATTCGTGTATAAATATAGAGGGATACATTAATATGCATCCCTCTTTTAATTACTTTTTTGTAAAACTTATTAATTAATTTTACTAATTAATTTTACTAATTAATTTTACTATTTTTGATTTAGCTAGATCCCAATTTCGCGTAGCAAATACACCGAATGCAAATCCTGCATAGATTTTAAATCCAAAAGACCAAAGTAGTAATCCTAGAACTAATCCTAAAATACCTTCAATTCCGTTTCCTAAAATCCAACCCTTAATTGCGTTGAAAGTTCTTTTAATCCAACTAAGTTTTACAGGTGGTAAAGTTGGTCCATCATCTTTTTTTACAGCTTTTGCTGTTTTTGCTGTTTTTGCTTTTTTTGCCATTTTTTATATGTTTTTTATGTTTGACTATTTATAAATATATTACCCATCACAAGATACACACTCAGCCATTCTACTTCCTAAATCTCCTTTAATAACTGAATCTGTTCTTAAATAATAAAATGTTTTAATTCCTAACTTCCATCCTTCTAAATGTACTTGATTTATCCATTTTGGTGAATCATTTACATCAAAAGATAAATTTAAAGATTGAGTTTGATCTATATATCTTTGTCTTAGAGCTGCTTGTCTTACTAATTCTAATTGGTTTACTTCCGGAAATGTTAAAAATAATTCTTTTTCATCTGGTGTTAGAATAGTATCGGGTAAATTCATTACAGAACCCCCATCAACTAACATTTGATCCCACCATTCATCTTTATCTTCACCTTTTTCCTTTAATAATGCTTGTAGTACTTTATTTTTTCTAATAAATGTACCTTTTGCTCCATTAAAAGTATAAATGTTTGCTGGTAATGGTTCAATACCTGCACTGATACCTCCTACAATAACTGAATTTGATACTGTTGGGGCAATTGCTAATAAGTGGGTATTTCTCATACCTGTACCTTTACACCATAGAGGTTCACCATATTCTTTAGCTAAATCCATAGATGCTTTTTCTGCTTTCCCTCTAATATCACTAAAAATAGTGTGAGTCCAAGCAGTTGAAGCAATTGAATTAAATGGTAAGCTTTTTTGTTGTAAAAATGAATGCCAACCCATTACACCTAAACCTAATGCTCTACCTTTTTTGGCATGTTGGTGAGTTCTTCTTAATGAATCTTTTCCATTAGACTTATCAATAAATTCTTGCATTACACCATCTAGAAACCAAGTTGCTAATTCTACAGTATCTGTATTTTTCCATTCTTCATACTTAGCTAAATTTAAAGAAGATAAACAACAAATAAAACTATGTTCTTCATCTGTAAATAAAGTAATTTCAGAACAAATATTAGTCATACTTACATCTAAATTATTTAGTCTATAGGCAATCGGATTGTCTTTATTAACATTATCTTTATACATGATATAAGGCTCACCAGTTTCCATTCTTGATTTTAAAACTGTAGCCCATCTATTCATAGATTCTGGGTCTCTAGCTTCTAACTTTCTCATAAATGAATCACCTACAACTACACATTGGTGTAAATTTAAACATTGTCTATTTGGATCACCTTTAGGTCTACGAATTTGTAAAAATTCATCTATATCCCCATGTTCGATATCTAAATTAACAGATGCTGCTCCTCTTCTAACATTCCCCTGATTAGTAGCTATAATTGATGAGTCATAAATTTTAGCCCAAGGTACTACACCTTCACTTTTACCATTTCCTGTAATTTCTTCACCACGTTGTCTAATGCGGTTTAATGAAATGCCTACACCCCCACCGGATGCTGTTAATTTCATTAGTTCTGCGTTTGTTAGGCCTATACCACGTATAGAATCCGGTGTATCAATACCAAAACATGAAATTGGTAATCCTCTATCAGTACCCATATTTGATAATACTGGTGAAGCTAAACCTAACCAACCATTCCACATAAGTCTCATAAACTTAGGTCCTAATTCTGGTTTTTTTAATCTTACAGCAGCTGCATTGGCAACCCTTCTATAAGCTGATTTTACAGTTTCACCTGGTAGTAAGTATCCTTTACTAATAGTTGCTAGTGAAATTTCATCCATCCATTCTGGGTATTGTTTTCCAGCTTCCCAGCTACTGTAATCTACTTGTAATGCGTTATTTTCCATATTTTAAAATATACTGTTGGCATCCCAATCTTGAACACCTTTTGAATAGTTAGTAACTCGGTTAGCAAAGAAATCTGTATGTTGTTTACCAGCTGATAAACTGTCAAACCATTTCATTCTTTGTACTGCATCTTTATCAATTCCATTAACAATAGGACCATATCCCAAATCACCCATTTTTGTATTTACCCTATGTTTAATAAATGAAACTAAATCATACTTAGGACATCCTTTTAAATCCCCCATTTCATATACTTTATCAATAAAATCTAATTCTAATTTTAAAGATAATTTTGCTGCTTCTTCAATATCAGCTTTTAACTCAGGTGTATTAAATTCAGGGTGTTCTTCCATTAAAGTTCTAAACAACCAACATCCTGCTTCTGAGTGTAATGATTCATCTCTAATACTCCACTCTACTATTTGACCTACTCCTTTAAGCTTGTTATCTAATTTAAAAGAAAGTAAAACTGCAAAAGAAGAAAACAAATTAACACCTTCGGTAAATGCTGAAAATATTGCTAATGATTTAGCTCTTTCATGCCAATTAGGAGTACCATCATGAGAATCACGTACAGTAGTTAAAGCATCAATTTTAGCCATTGTGGATTCGTCTTCTAGAAATTCACTAAAATCATCTAACCCTAACTCTTCATTTAATAAAGAATAAGCTTCAGCATGTATAGTTTCAAAAGCACCAAATGTAACAGCCATTTTAATAACTTCAGGTTTTCTAAACCATTTAGTAACTAAAGTTGACCAATAATCATTTACTACAGTTTCAGTTTGGGCAAATCCTTTTAAAATTGTACCAATAATATTTTTTTCATTATCCGAGAGATTTTGTTTCCAATCATTAACATCAGACATCATAGGTACCTCTGTATGTAACCAATGTGCTTGTTGTTGTTTTAACCAGTAATCAGAAGCTTCCTGATATTCAAAAGGTTTGTAAACGATTCTCTCTTCAAGTAATGAAGTTTTCTTTTTCATATTTGTTTTTGTTTTTTAGTTTATGAGTTTAGTTCGAAAAACTTATTTTTTAATACTTTCTTATCAAAAGTATCAAAATCTCCATAACCCTGTTGTTGATTTGATGGCTGGTCATCAGATTCATAATCATCAGCATTATATTCATGTACTTCAAAATGACCTGTTGAAGTATCAGCTTTAACCCCAAATGTTAATCCATCCATTCCATATCTGTTTTTCATAATGTGAAATCTACCTGTACCATTTACCTTATCTTGTTTTTTTCTTGACAAAGACATACAAAAGTCAGTAATCATAATTTTATCATATGATCCTGCTGCCTTATCACCTTCAATAACATCATCCTTTGCACCCGCACGATTTACCTGAGAGACAGACCAAATAGGTACATCTAATTCACGAGCAAGTCCTTTAGTGCTTGTATAAATATCATCAATTTCACCCTTACGATCAGCTGTTCGTTTCTTTGTTGAAAGAAGATCTACATAATCAATTATAATTAAATCTGCTTTAGTTCCTAAATCTTCTACTTTACGAATATGAGATTCAATTGTTGAAATTGTTGCTCTTCCTGTAGGGAATTCTTTGATAATAAGTTCTCCAGGTAGTTGAGGTAAGATTTCTTCAATTTTATCTCGATTTTTAAGTACTTGATCTACTGGGATTTTGCTGAAAAAAGCATCATATCTTCTACCAACATACTGCTCACCTAACTCAAGAGTATAATGTAAAACATTAAACCCCATTCTTACAGCATACCCACCTAAGGCAACTAATGACCAAGATTTACCACCTCCTGGGTTACCAAATATAAGACCAAAATCTCCATTTCCCAATCCACCTTGTAATATGTCGTTGACATTTTCCCAAGGAGTTGGTAATGTAGTTCTTGAATCTTCTCTAAAACGTGATTCGATATCTTTATTATATTCATGACCTACATTTTTATCGTTTCCTGCTTTTAATGCAGATTCTACTAGATATTTAATCCCATCAAAATCCCCAGCCTTAAGTAAATCTACACTATTAAGCAAGGCTTTTTTTAATTGTTGATTTTTACAAAATGTTGAAAATTCTTCTTGAACATACTCTAGATCTTCATCTGAAGATTCATATGCTGCTTTAAGTTGTTCTCTTACTGATATTTTTAATACTTCATTTTCAAGTTTTTGTAATTCTACTTTTAGAATATCCATTGAAGGAGTAGTATGGTACTTATCATAATACCTAAGAATTTCTTTAATAACCCACTGGTGTGCTTGATTATCAAAATATTCATCACTTAAAATATCATGAATATTAGTTAAAAACTCTTTATGTGTTAAAAGAGATGATAGTACCTTTATCTGGAAATGGTTTCCATACGCATTTAAACTTGTTAACGTCATATAACTTTTATTTTTATTTATTTAATTTGTAACGATTCAAATATTTCCTTTACCCAAAAATTAACATTCCTTATCATCCCACCTAATTTATCTTCATTATAGAATGCTACGAATTGATCAGGAAGATAATGATAATCATTCGTTTTTACAACCTGAGTTAGATATTTTTTATCATTTTCATCCAACATTGGGTTAGATAAATCCATTATTTTGTAATTTTTTTCTAATTCATCAATATGTTGGATTACTCTAGCGTATATAACATTTTCCTTAAATTTTGATTCACAAATATTATAGATATCATCTAATGATAAATCTCTTTCACTTAATTCAGGAAATAGTTTTTTCAATTTCTTTTCACCTAGCCCTTTAACCCCTTTTACTTTATCTGAGTTGTCTCCCATTAAGGTTTTATATAAAATAAAATTGTGAGGGGACATATTAAATTTTTCAACTACTGTTGCTTCAGTATAAAATTCCTTTTCCATAGGACGATATACAATAACATTTTTATTTATTAGTTGTAAAAAATCTTTATCTGAGGAAACTATAAACACTTTATCTTCAGGTTTTTCAGGGATAATATCTGACAAGTATGCTATAACATCATCAGCTTCAACTTTAGGCAATGTTACAGTTTTAACGGGTAAAGTTTTTAAATATTGGATTACCCTAACCATTTGATCTACTTTAGCATCATGTTCATCTTCTATATCGTCAAAAGCTTCCCAATTAGTAATGCGTTGTAAATCTCTACCTGATTTATACTCAGGAAGGAGGTTTTTCCTAGCATTAGCTGATCCAGCACCATCAAATATTACATAAACTTGAGTGGGATCAACTCTACGAATCTCAGCTCCTAAAGATCTAAAAAAACCACCTAATCCCCCAATATGAACCCCATCGGGATTTACCATATTCATCATTGCAAAGTTTCTAAAAAATAGATTTAATCCGTCTATCATTAGAATTCTTTCTCCTTCTACAGTTTCTTCCCCGTGCTCCTTAACATTATTAAGGAGATTTAATAATTCCTTTTGTTTCATTTGATTTTTTTTATATACCCGGAATATACGAAAGATATCCCGGGTATCAAAGTTTATTGTGGCTCGTCTGTGTGAGATGTTATATCATGATATTCTTGATCTTCTTCTGCGATTTTAAAATCATTTCCACCTAATATAGCAGCCCATTCTTCTGCGTGGTCGTTTTTATATTGCTTCAAATCTTTATCATTATCCAAAATAAATCCATGAGGTGTCATTACAAGTTTTCCTCTAGTTGTCATACCATTAATATGGTTTTTGTCAATCTGAACGTTTACACGTTTAGCAAATTCTACTTGTTTTCCTCCTTTAATAGCTTTTATTTTAGAAGTTCCGGCATTCATAATATTACCAAAGGTTACAACAAATGTTGAATCAAACCACATAGCAAATCCACCCTTATTCATAAGTTTTGGTTTACCCATTGGTGACTCTGCTTTTGCAGTCCAAACTTTATTAATACAAACTAAAGTATTAGTATAAGCTGATGATTCTTTACGGGATAATGTAATACGCTGGTTTACGCTATTCCCAAACTGTGTTGACATCGCTCCAGCATTCCACTCATTGTTGTTTTTATTTGATTTAATAGACATTTCACAGGGTACTGATCCAATGCTATCCCAAAGGAATAATAGATCATAAGGTAAATTACCATTTTTCTGTTCATCAATTAAATCAAGAATAAACCCAGAAACATCTTCAATTGAATGGATGGTTTCTCTGTCTACATAAATAAAATTACCAGTATAATCTACAATTTCACCTGTTTCTTTATCAACAACTTCATTAACTTCTAACCCCATTTGTATAGCATGTTCCCAATTCCACTTCATCTCTGTGATAATGAATACAGGTAATACTTTACGTTTTTGGGCTGAAACTGCTGCTTCTAGTAAGGCTGTTGTTTTACCCGTGTCTGAATGGCCTCTAAGTAAAACAATATGCCCCATAGGAATTCCTGGAACTGATGTAATTTCTTGATATGCATCAGAAAGTGGTATCCATTCTTGATCTTTAAATTTAGCTTTAGATGTTAAACCTTTTTTTGATTTAAAACCATCTAGGTTAAAATTTGCTTTAATTTCTGAGGAGACTGCCTCCGATAGTGATTTTTTCTTTCTTGCCATATAACTTTATTTAAAACGGTAAATCGTCTGTTTGTTTTTCATCTCCAAACAAATCATCAAATTGTTGTGATTTACTCTTCTTCACTGTTTTTGATGTTGTATCTAATGAATAATTAGAATTTTTAACATCACTGTCAAAAGCTACAGCAGGTTCAGAAGTAATTGAACCTTCTTCCTCAGTACCTTCAGGTGCTAACCATTCTTGAAGAGCTTCTTTCATCTCATCATAAGAAAGTGGTTTGAATACTTTCATTGGGTCTGCTTGGTCAGTCATTAACTTTTCAACAACTGCTGCATCGGCATGAAGTGGTGATGTTTTTAATGATGGTCCAATTGATGTTTTATTATATGGAGTACCTGTAGTTTCTGGTCCTACTGTAGATAATTTAATGTCTCTACCACCAGCAACATCAGTATAATCTCCAATTTCATCATCAGTAGCCATGTTTAGAAATTCTTGATAAACTTCCTTACCAAATTGCCATAATTTTACACCTTCATCTTCTTGACCACGAACTACTACAGGAGCAAATATACGAGTTTTTGGGTCTAACTTTTTAGCTAGTCTCCAATTCTCTTTATCATTTGTTCCACGAAGTTGTTTAGCAAACTCCATAATTGGATCTTTCTCACCCCAATTTGAAGGAGAAGCCATTACTCGTTTACTACCAATTCCATAGTAAAATTTCATTTCTGTGAAAGGAAAATCTTTGTTATACTTGTTAGGTGCAACTCTGATTAGTTGTTTACCTACTGACGGTTTCCAGAATAATTGTTTTTGATTACCTCCGGAGTTAGTTGCCTGTGTTTGAATATCATTCAGGCGTTTTTTGATTGCGTTTAAATCCATGTTTATAACTTTTTAATTTTAAATTTAATAACTGTGTTAATATAAGAACCTTTTATTGGGATACCAACCTATAGTTCAATAATCTTGTGAATTTTTGTTTTTAATTGCTTTAACTCATCATGTTGTGTTAGTAAAACAGTATTTCTGTAATGCTGCCAATCTATAGGAAAACGAGTATCAACAACCCCACCATTTAAACGTTTAATTAATTCGTTTAAAGCGTTTATTGTATATAAGGTATTAGTATCTTTTTTTCTATGTACCATAATAGTGTTTGGAGGTAAACCATCTCTATCAAGTGGAACTGAGTTGTTTCCTTGTTCTATATTATAGGTACAAACATACTCATCATTACTTTTAATGTGAA